TAGAGGCAAACTATAAAATGTACGTAGATAAGGCATTAGCCGCTAAGGCCAAAGTTCAGAAGAATCCCGATGACAAAGATCTCGCGGCCTGTGAAAGAGCGCACTGGAATATCGTATACGGCTACGCAATGGCAGCCGTTACTGTCCTCTCGTTGACGGTTGAGGAAGATGAAGCCTATGTAATTGTATCTGCATGGCGCAAGGAATCCACGGACGAATACGAAAGAAGCACCCAAGGGATTTAATTAAAAGGAGGTGACAGCAAATGACCGACAGAGAACGTTTCAACAAAATGAAAGCCCTTATCTATCTCGAACGGGCGCTGGCTTTGGATGGGAAATACTTTTTCCTCCAGCTGGTTGACGATGAAACCGTAAAAGTCACGGACAGCGAAAGCGGCAATTCCCGCTTAGTCAATGTAGCCTGTGACAACATCCCGGCGATGATCTACGACATTTTAAAACAGGCCGGGGCATGGATTATGTAAAGGAGAACGACATGAAGGCAATAGCAAATATCGAACCGACGCGCTACAGTATCTCACTGCTGAACGACGACGGCCAGAAGCTATACACATGGCATACGCGCCTGATCCAAGACAGCGACGGCGTGGAATCCTATAAAATCGTCCGCAAAGAAACACGGTCCTATGAAGATGTTTTACTGGACTACGGCATCGACGATGAAGACCTTATCCTGTCGCTGGAAGCCCTGGAGTCGTCGGCGAACGACGCCATGGAAGCCTTATTCTTACAGACAGGGGGCGGGTACTGATGAGAAAAGGTAAGAAACGGGGAATCCCCGGCGCGGCCATTGCGGCCGTCGCGATTGCCCTCAGCCTGAGCTGGTTCATCAACCGGCCCGCCGATGTCAGCGCCGCAGAAATCAAAGCGGGCCCGGCGGATGTGCACGTTGTCGAATCCGGGGAAAACCTCTGGGACATCTGCCGTCCGCTGGCGGATGCGCGCGGCCTAGACATCCGAGAAGTGATGTATCTGGTCAGTGTCAACAACAACCTCGACCAGAACGCCAGCCTGAAACCAGGGCAGAAAATCGTCCTGCGATTCTAGGGAGGTGAGGACAATGCTCGATTTATTCTGCGCGGACATCGTAGATTTTTACAGCAAGCCGGAAAATGTCAAGGCCCTGGAAGAATACCGTAAGGCCCGCGAAAGCGCCGAGAAAGGAGGTGATACCGATGATGGAACCGGAAACATGGGTAACGATGATGCACTGCAAGACCTGCCCGCATGACGGCTACTGCATCCCCGATGATTGCGCCGATATCCGCAAAAAAAAGGAACCGTCCCTGCGCCAACAGGGAACGGCTCCAACACAAACATCTCAAATCAATCATATCACACGAACGGAGAAAACACAATTGGAAACGTATGAACAATTCATCCGGGAAAAGGAACAATTCTCCGAGGATTACGGTTTTGAAGTGGACCCGGCAGACCTGCCGGCAGTGCTTTTCGATTTCCAGCGCGATATCGTCCATTGGGCCTTAGCTAAGGGCCGCGCGGCCATCTTTGCTGACTGCGGCCTCGGCAAAACGCTCATGCAGCTGGCCTGGGCAGACCAGGTACACCGGCACACGGATAAGCCTGTCCTGATCCTCGCGCCGCTGGCCGTCGCGGCCCAGACGGCGGCAGAGGGTAAACGATTCGGCATCGAGGCTGTCGTCGTCGAGCATCCGGAAGACGTCGCAGCGGGGATCAACATCACGAACTACGACAAGCTGGACCGATTCGACACCAGCGCCTTTGCCGGCGTCGTCCTGGACGAATCTTCTATCCTCAAGAGCTTTACCGGCAAAGTCCGGACGATGCTCATCAAGGCCTTTTCACGGACGCCTTACCGGCTGGCCTGCACAGCGACACCGGCGCCGAACGACTACATGGAGCTCGGCAACCACAGCGAATTCTTGGGCGTCATGACAAGGACGGAAATGCTCAGCATGTTCTTTGTCCACGACGGCGGGGAAACGTCAAAATGGCGGCTCAAGGGGCACGCAGAAAGCGCCTTTTGGCATTGGATGGCCGGATGGGCCGTCGTCCTTGATAATCCGGTCAGTCTTGGCTACAAGGACGAGGGCTACACGCTGCCGGCGCTCCGAATGCATGAAATCATTGTAGACGGAGATACACCGACGACGGAAAAGCTGACACTGACACAGCGGCGCAACGCGCGGAAAGAGTCACTTGATGCACGCTGCCGGGCCGCGGCGGACCTCGTCAACGGCAGCCGCGAACAGTGGCTGGTATGGTGTGACCTCAACGCGGAATCCGAAAAGCTCCATGAGCTGTGCAAGATGTCGCGGCAGGTCCTCGGATCCGACAAGGCGAGCTATAAGTCAAGCACGATGCTGGGCTTTTCCGTCGGCGTCCTCAAGTGCCTGATCACCAAACCGAAAATCGCCGGCTTTGGCATGAACTGGCAGAATTGTCACAACATGATATTTGTCGGGCTGTCAGACAGCTACGAGCAGTACTATCAAGCCGTGCGCCGCTGCTGGCGATTCGGGCAGACTCAGCCCGTCGACGTCTACATCATCATCAGCGCCAAAGAAGGCACGGTCAAGGAAAACATTGAGCGCAAAGAAGCGGACGCCATCAACATGAGAAAGAAGATGGCCGAGCTGACCCGGGAATCAGTCAAAGAAAACCTGTCCCGGACGACGCGCATCATGAGCGTCTACAAACCGACAAAGCCCATGCGCTTACCTGCCTGGGCGGAAATGGAGGCAGTATGAAAAAGAAACGCTTGTTTTATGTATCGCACCCATACGGCGGCAATCCCGAAAACGAAAAGGCCGTACAAGCTATCATTGATGAAATGTCAGGGCGCAAGCTCCGGCCTAACAGCATCATCTTTGCACCCTTTGGGGATGACTCTAAATTCGTATCACCGATTCACATTTTAGGACCGCTCTATGACGCAATCCCCTATATCGACGGCCTGGACTTATGCCTTAGCTTGCTGAGACGATGCGACGGTATCATCCTGTGCGGTGATTGGCAGCATTCAAGAGGCTGCATGGCCGAATACGGCTACGCAAAGGCCAGCGGCATCCCTGTATTCTTTTTCCCGAGGGGGGATTAACCATGGTAAACGTCTTAGATCAGTACGTATCGGACCGGGTATCCCTGTATAACGGCGACAGCGTCGAAGTCCTCAAGGGGCTGCCGGACAACTGTATCCACTACAGCATCTTTTCGCCGCCTTTCTCGTCGCTGTACACGTACTCCAACAGCGACCGCGACATGGGCAACAGTGCAAGCGATGCGCAGTTCAACACGCATTTTAAATTCCTGATCCGCGAATTGGCCCGCGTCATCATGCCCGGGCGGCTGGTATCGGTCCACTGCATGGACATCCCGAAGATGAAAAGCCGCGACGGCGTCATCGGCCTCAAGGACTTCCCAGGCGAAATCATCCGCGACTTTGAAGCGGCGGGCTTTATTTACCATAGCCGTGTCGTTGTCTGGAAAGATCCGCTCGTCGAGGCGACACGGACAAAAGCCCTGGGGCTGATGCACAAACAGCTATGCAAAGACTCCAGCATGTGCCGCAACGGCCTGCCGGATTATGTCGTGACATTCCGCAAGCCCGGCGACAATCCGGAGCCAATTCCGCATGATGACGGCCTCAAGCGTTTTTACGGCGCCGATGAACCGGAAGGCGTGAAGACCCTAGCCCCGCAGCCGGAGCCTGCACCGATTTACAGCCATCAGGTATGGCGGCGCTATGCATCGCCCGTGTGGATGGACATCCGGCAAAGCAACACGCTCAACAAGGCAGCCGCACGGGACGAAAAGGACGAAAGGCATATCTGCCCGTTACAGCTCGACCTCATCGCCCGCTGCCTGGAGCTCTGGACGAATCCCGACGACATCGTCCTGGACCCGTTCGCCGGCATCGGCAGCGTCCCTGTCGTCGCCCTGCAAATGGGGCGCCGGGGCCTTGGATTTGAACTGAAAGAATCTTACTACAAGCAAATGGTACTGAATTGCAAAGAGGAGGAAAACCATGATGAAGATTAATCTTGAATTTAACGGAACCGCTGATGAAATCATGAAAGAATTCCAGGCACTCGGCTCAATCTTGGGCGCAGCCGCATTGCCCTCAGATGTGAAGCCAATGGATCCGGAAACACTGAGCCCAGATTTGGGCTCAGTGGAACTGCATCCAAAAGTGGATGCAGTTCCCGAAAACGCAACTTCCGCGCCGAAAAAAGCCGCAAAAGCACCGAAAAAGGCAACTACTGCGACGGAAAAAGCAACTACTGCGACAGAAAGCGCAACTATCACGCCGACGCCGGAACCGGTGAAAGCAGCGGAACCCACAGCACCCGCCGCGCCGGAAACGCCTGCGGCTCCTGCTGTACCGACAGCACCGGCCAAGAAATACACGCTGGACGAATTGCTGGCTGCCACGGCGCCGCTCATGGATGCGGGTAAGATTTCCGAGCTCCAGGCGCTGATGCAGAAATTCGGCGTACCGTCGATGATGGAAATCCCGGAAGAACGCTATGGCGAATTAGCAACGGCACTGCGAGAATTGGGGGCGGAATTATGAGACAGCACGCATTATTAAGCGCCTCGGCGTCCGCGCGCTGGCTGCAATGCACGGCGGCGCCGCAGATGGAAGCGAAATTCCCGGATACGACGTCCGAATTTGCCCGGGAAGGGACGCTGGCCCACAGCATCGCAGAACTCAAACTGCGGGCTTATGCCGTCGAACCGATGGCCAAATCGACGTTTACACGGCATATGAACCAGCTCAAGAAAGATGAGCTGTATCAGCCGGAAATGGATACCCACACGGAAACATACCTCGACTACATCAAAGGCATCATGCTGTCGTACAAAACAAAGCCCTATACCGTCGTGGAAAAGCGCGTCGACTTTTCGCAGTACGTGCCGCGCGGATTCGGTACGGCCGACTGCCTGATCATGGCGCCGAACGAATTACACATCGTTGATTTCAAATACGGTAAGGGCGTCCCCGTCGACGCGAACAACAACTCCCAGATGCGCCTGTACGCGTTGGGCGCGCTCAACGCGTACCAGCTGCTGTACCAATTCAAGACGGTACACATGCACATCGTGCAGCCGCGGATCAACAATTTCAGCCAGGAAACATTAGGCGTCGACATCCTGCGGCAGTGGGCCGAGGACGTCGTCAAACCGAAAGCCCAGGAAGCCCTGCGCGATGGCGGCGGGGAATTCCATCCCGGTGAATGCTGCCGCTTCTGCCGGGCAAAAGCACAATGCAAAGCCCGTTCGGAATATTACGCTGCCATGGCCGACACGGCACACGAAAAGCGCGATATGACGATGATCAGCATGCCCGAACTCGGCGAATACCTGAACATCGCCAAACAGCTCAAGGCATGGGCCGATGATTTACAGGAATACGGCCTTTCCTGCGCGCTGAAAGGTATCCACGTCCCCGGCTGGAAATGCGTAGAAGGGCGCGGCAGCCGTGCTTTCACGGACACGGATGCAGCTTTTAAAAAGCTCATGGATAACGGTATCGACGAATCCGTCCTGTATGAGCGCGTACCCTTGACCCTGGCCAAAACGGAAAAGGCCATCGGCAAAAAGCTGTTTACAGAGCTCGTCGGGGATTACGTCGAAAAGAAGCCCGGCAAGCCGACATTAGCCCCGGCCTCGGATAAGCGCCCGCCGATGGACCTGACGCCGAAAGCCGCAGACGTGTTCAAAAAGATTGATGAATAATTGGAGGAATGAAAATGGAAAACACCAGCATTGTAGTAGAAAATGTCCGTCTCAGCTATGTACATCTCTTGAAGCCCTACGGCCGTGATCCCCAGGCGAAACAGAAGTACTCCGTTACAATCCTGCTGCCCAAGTCTGACGTAGAAGGCAAGCAGAAAGTCGACGCCGCCATTGCCGCGGCTACACGCAACGGCATCGCCAACAAATGGAACGGCGCCGCGCCGGCAAAAGTACCGACTCCGGTATGGGACGGCGACGGCCTGACCCAGAACGGTAACAAATTCGGCCCGGAATGCGCCGGCCATTGGGTATTCGCGGCGTCGACACCTGCGGATAAGCCTGTCGATGTCGTCGATGGCCGCATGAACCGCATTATCGATGCTACGCAGGTATACAGCGGCATCTATGCCAATGTGTGTGTCAACTTCTTTGCGTACAACTATCAGGGCAAGAAGGGCATCGGCTGCGGCCTCGGCCCGGTCCAGAAGGTCCGCGACGGGGAACCGCTCGGAGGGTCCGCGCCGACAGCGAAATCCGTATTCCATGTCATTCAGGAACCAGCAGCGGCACAGCCTGCGCCTGCTATCAATCCTCTGACCGGACAGCCGATGTAATGCAATCCCAGGGCGCGCGAAAATCCGCGCGCCTATTTCTCTCTATAGGAGTGAATTTTGATGAAACACAAACATCTATCTGTCGACATTGAAACATTTTCTGACGTCGATATTGGGAAATGCGGACTCTTTAAATACGTCGACACCGAGGCCTTTGAGATTCTTCTGTTTGCCTATTCCTATGACTTCGGCCCGGTCCACGTCGTCGACATGACCAAGGGCGAAATCATCCCGGCAGACGTTTTGCAGGACCTCGCGGATCCCAGCGTCATCAAGCACGCGTACAACGCGGCCTTTGAGATTACCTGTCTCAACCGGGCGGGCTATCGGACGCCGCCTGACCAGTGGCGGTGCACGATGCTCCATGGCCTGTACCTTGGCTATCCTGCGGGGCTGGCCAACTTAGGCAAGGCCCTGGGCCTGCCGGATGATAAGCGCAAAATGGCAGCCGGTAAAGCGCTGATCCGTTACTTCTGCGTACCATGCAAAGCGACAAAGAAGAACGGCGGGCGGCATCGCAACCGGCCCATGCATGACCCGGACAAATGGAAAACCTTTAAAGCCTACAATGCTCAGGACGTTGTCACGGAAATGGCCGACTATCAACGGCTTATGGCCTATCCGGTCCCGGATTGGGTACAGGAAGACTGGGTCATTGACTATGAGCTTAACCGGCGGGGCATCCAAATCGACATGGACCTGGTCAAAGGGGCTATTGCCATCGACGGCGAATACCGCCGCTCCCTTATCGAAAGGGCCGTACAGATTACAGGTCTGCGGAATCCTAACAGCCGAAACCAGCTACTGGAATGGCTCAACGCGAACACGGACTTAGAGCTGGAAAAGTTGACTAAGGAAACCGTCGCAGAATCGCTGCAAGTGGCCAGCGGGGATGCGGAAGAAGTCCTGCGGATCCGCAAAAATGTATCGAAGTCCAGTATCACGAAATACAATGCCCTGGACCGTGCTGTCTGCTCGGACGGGCGTATCCGCGGTGTCCTGCAATTCTACGGCGCGAACCGCACAGGCCGATGGGCGGGCCGTCTGGTCCAGGTGCAAAACCTGCCGCATGACATCCCGCAGGCTATCGACACGGCGCGGCATATGGTCAAAGCGAAAAACCGCCGCGGCCTGGAACTGATGTATGGCGACGTGGCCAGTACCCTGTCTCAGCTTATCCGCACGGCGTTCATCGCGCCGGAAGACGCGATGCTGTGTGTGTCGGACTTCTCGGCCATCGAGGCGCGCGTGCTGTCCTGGCTGGCCGGGGAGAAATGGCGCATGGATGTTTTCGCCAACAACGGCGACATCTACTGCGCCTCGGCCAGCTCGATGTTCGGCGTACCCGTCGTCAAGCATGGCATCAACGGCCATCTCCGGCAAAAAGGGAAAGTCGCGGAGCTGGCCCTTGGCTACCAGGGCGGCCCGAATGCGCTCATCTCGATGGGCGCGCTCAAGATGGGCCTGACGGAAGAAGAGCTGCCGGACATCGTCCGCCGCTGGCGGTCCTCGAATCCGCGGATTCAAGATTTCTGGTATTCCGTCGATGGGGCGGCCATGTCGGTCATGCAAAGCGCGCAGCCTGTGGGGCTGCCGCACGGCATCATTTTCAGCCGGGAATGCAATCTGCTGTACGGCTATGACTACTTAACGATTACCCTGCCCAGCGGCCGGCGGCTCTTCTATCCGCAGCCGTACGTAGGGGAAAACCAATTCGGGCGCCCGGCGATACACTACAAGACACAACTGGGCGCAAGCTGGGCGTATACGTCGACCTACGGCGGTAAGCTTGTCGAAAACATCACGCAGGCCATCGCCCGGGACTGCCTGGCCCTGGCTCTCAAGCGGCTGGTGCAGCACGGCTACAAACCGCTCATGCACATCCACGACGAAGTTGTCCTGGAAGTGCCGAAAGAGCAATTACACGACGACGAAATCGACCGCATCAATGCGATTATGTGTGAACCGATTCCATGGGCGCCGGGGCTGATCCTCAACGCCGACGGATTCATCAGCCCGTATTACAAGAAGGACTAGAAAGGACGAAAACTATGGCAACTAAAGGAAAATGCGTTATCTGCGGCGCGGAATTCGAGCGGCCCGCGCACAATGGGCGCTCGATATACTGCGACGACTGCCGCAACCGAATCATCCGCGTCTATGAAGCCCGTATCAAGGCGCATGACTTAAAGCGCCTGCCGAACTGCCTCATCTGCGGGGCGCCGAATCACTCGACAAAAATGATGACCTGCGGCGAGGAGCACGCGCGGATGCTGAATGGTATCATGGCGGCCAGCCGTAAGACACGAATGGCGACATATGCCAGGGAGCACCGGAAGAAAGGCGGAAGCCCGGAAGTGCACTATACGCCTAAGAAAAAGCCGCTTTGCAAAATCGACCAGGACGCGCACGACGCAAAAGCCGCGGGCCTGTCATACGGTCAATACATGGCCCTGAAAGCGCAGAGGAGGGACGACACATGATGAACCGGGCACGCATCGCCGCGAACGGCGGCACGATATCGACGTCGGTACTCATTTACATGGCGCTCCACGATGACATGGGATTCGGGAAAAAGCGGCTCGACGCGATTACCGAAAAAGTAATGGCCTACAGTCAGGATATCAACCACAGCGCCGAAAAGATGACCGCATACCGCAACCGCCTCGACGGCTGCGGAATCGATTTCCAGTTAAAAATGGATTTTATCCGGACGCTCATCAAAGGCCTGCAATTCAGCGGCCAGAAAGAGAGGACCGGCGCGGAAGCGGGCATGGAAGTGACCTATACATTGGTCCTCCTGGCTGTCCATGAGCTGTACGGCCTCGGCCGCGTTCGGCTGCGGCGCATACCGGAAAAGATAAAGGATTATGCGTGGTACATCCGCGATGGTGTCGTCCACGTCCTGGAGTACATGAAATGCCTGACCTGCGAATGCGGGCAGAAGTATCAGGCCCTTATGGGCTACGAAAAAGAACACGGCGAAATAAAGATTTACGGATAGAAGGTGATACGATGAGCAAGTATGTTGTTTGGCGGTTACTGCTGCTTTACGTTACTGTTTTCTGGATCGCATTTTTCGCGATGGTTATTTATATTTGCAGGTGAGACTATATGAAATGGGTGAAACCAACAGAAGAAATGCCGGCCCGGTACAAAGTTATACTTTTTGTCATCAACTATCCACGGAAGGACCGGGCGCGGACGATTACGACGGGCATTTACACCGGGGAGCGCTTTGGCTGGTATGCCGACGTCAACGGCAAATACCTCGACACGGAACAGATAATTTACTGGGCGCCGATTGCCTCGCTGCCGAGAGAATACTAAGGAGGCGTTAACTTGCAGAACGACAGAAAGCTGCTGATCAGCGTCGGCAGCCATCGCTACTCGAAAGAATGGATACAAACGGCGATAATGTGGTCCAAGCTCATCGAGCGCCTGCGTAGTCCGCTGCGGACGCCGGAAACATACGAGGACTACATGAAGCTGCCGAAACGGCAGAAGGGCGAATTGAAAGACGTCGGCGGCTTTGTCGGGGGTA